GGAATTAGGGGTTGCCCTGAATTTGTTATCAGCTTTCCTCCAACCTTTAATCAGGTTGATTTCCGTCTGTATTGCTTCTCCGAACTGCAAGTAGGTGTTCACGTCCACGGGTAGCGTTTCAATGGCGTACTGCAACTCTTGAGTGAGTCTGTAGCACTGACCAATGGCTTCGTCCTGGTGCAACCTGCGCTGCACAAATTCCTCATAGCAGGTAGGGTAGATACTGTTTGCAATGAACACATGCTTAGTGATTTCACGCAGACAGTCCACAATGACCTGTCTTTCGTCATACAGGAACCAGTCATCAAACGCTTCCCATCTCTGTTTTAGCCTGTCATACTGTAATTGCTCCGCTTCCGTGAGGTCTGCATAACCTCTGCCATTAAAGCGTTTCAGCAAACGCTTGTCGGCTTTCTCATAGCTGTACCCAAAGTCGCGGAGTAGAAGTTCGGTTATATCCCGGCGCATCTTGTAAAGATGGTGGAACACTTCAAACTGGGACGCTTTACGTTTGTTCTTCAATACAGACATGGTAGTTGTTCTCCTTTACCCCACCCCATAAAGGGGTGGGGATTTCTGATTAACCGATAATAGAGAAAGCGGGACGCACACCGGAAGCGGTAGACGCGCCGTAGTAGGTCGCAAAGGCCGTGGAGGTGACACGGGCGAAATCGGCAGCGGATACTACGTCACGCAGCCAGAACCACGCTCTGTTGGAAATCATGTCAGGACGGAACGCGAACAGCGGATACTGACTCTTGTCCACGGTGTAGTTGTTCGGCAGCGCAGTACCGTTGGATACGTTACCGAAAATCTTACAGCCGTACACATTCTGCTCAGTCATCAGTTCCACAGTAGAGTCATACCAGGAAGCGGCAGAAGCGTAGCCGTCAGTGACAGCGTTTTGCAGATACTGACGATGGTTCAGCACATGCGCCGCACCAAAGGCAGTGTTGATGGTTTCCTTCGCAGCGTTCAGACCTTCGGTGTACATCTTAGAACCGACATACGCACCAGTAGTGATGTTGGTATCGTTCATGCAGTGGGTGTACATATTGCCGTCAGGAACCAGGGTTACATGGTGAGAGTCGCAGGACGTATCACCAGTGCGGTAATAGTAGTCAAAGGCAGCAATGCGATAGGTAGTACCGTTGATAACCCAGTAGTCACCAATGTACATATCATCGAAAGTACCAGCCTTGATAGCCGCGTACTGGGCAGCGGTCACGGAAGTACCCAGGTTCTTACCACGGTAGATAGAGTTATGTGCGCCTGCGCCAGTAGTGGCGATAGCGTCAATGGTGGACTGTGCGGCAGTGACCAGTGCCTTAATGTCCTTCTTGAGGTTGCCTGCGGAAATCGTTCTCACGCCGTTACCGTCATGGATAAGCAGCATCGCGTTATCCGCAGCTTCGGTGATGATACTCAAGTCACCGAACTTCTTACCATTTTCAATGTTGAGAGTTGCCATCGGTTATACCTCCTTGTGTTTCCAGTCAGCCAGAATAGCGTTGCCGTTGTCATCGGTGATAACGGTAAGAGTGTCATCATCGGTAATCATCGGGGCAGCAAATTCATTGTTCAGCACCATAGTTTCCAGCAAGATAACGCGCTCATTGGCAGCGTCAATGCCGTTTTGCAGGTTACCCGCAATATCCCCGGAAAGCTGACCCTTGACCAGTTCAAACCAGGTATTGAACAAGACCTCCTGTTGTTCTTCAAACTCCGTGATTTCCTCACGGTAGTCCGTCTTGATGGTGTTGATTGCCGCGTCACCTTCCGTTTTCAGGTCAGCAACGTAGTCCTCAAACTCCGCATAGGTGTTATCTGCCTTTTCGGTAAATACCACCTTCTGCTGTGCAAAGTAGTTCTGGAACGCCGTGTACAGGTCAGTGCCATTCTCAACCATGCTCATAAGCACGTTCAGTGCTTCATTCATCCTGTTAGCGTCCTTCGCGCCAAAGAAAGAATTTTCACGGTTGGTGTACGTGGTCACGTCCTGAAAAGAAACAGTACCGTCATCATTGGTGATTTCCTGATACTTTTTCAGACCATTCCACACTGCGTCCGTGTAGTTAGTTGGTAACAGTGTCCAAGCCATTTACAAGCTTCCTCCCTTCATACCAAAGTTCCATGTCAGCATCCTCCTTCCATACGCTTGATTGGTCAGCTTGTCATACAGGTCAAGGATTGCCCCCTCCAATCGGTTGAGTTCGGCAAAATCCATAGTGTTGCCGTTTTCGTTATAGGTAGGGGCAGACCCGTAAGACCGTTTCAGCGTATGAGAGTTAATGGTGACAAGGTTGGCTTCAAGCTGATTGATTTCATCAGCGTAGAAGTAATCTTTGGGAGTACGGTCATTGCCCAGGGACACAATGTTGAACTCCGCATATACCTTGATTGCAAGGTCACGCAGATAGGTCAGATTGTTCTTGATACGGTTAAAGTCCGCAGCGTTAAAACGGTCACCGCTGTACACGCCGTTTGCGTCTACCGCTCCATGCCAATCTGTTTTAGGTGTTTGCCAAGCCATACTATCCCTCCACTCTCCGGGCAGTGATTTTTCCAGAGAAAGACTGGTTGAAGTTGAGCGTTGCCCGGTAAATCGTCACCTTCATGTTGTCGCGGAACTCGTTTTCCTGATACACAATGTCATTCACGTCAATCTCTGGGTTGCCACGGGTACTGTACTCATACTCAATGCCTGCTGCATAGTAGTCAGCAATCCATTCAGCAAGGTCATTCGCCATCGTCAGGTCAGATACCAGCGGGTTTTCCCACTTCACGGTCTTACCTCTCATATTGAGAGTCCGTGTAGCATACTGCTCAACGATTTTCCATCTGTACCCCTGAACTTCCAGAGTGTATCTTCCTGTCACTTTGTATCTCAGAGTCACGTAGTAGTTGCCCCACGCCACCACATCAGCCAATCCCTGTTGTTCATCCAGCAATGCGTAGTACCCGTAGGAAGGGTCTTGCATGTAGTAGGTGACAACCTGTCCCTCTGTCACATCAATGTTTTCATGCACAAGGTTCTCAAGGTGATTGCTTTTCTGGTAGGTGTAGCAAGGAACGATGACCTCTTTGACCAACTCCTGCTTGATAGCTTTCGGGGAAGAAGTCATGTCCTTCTTCGTCATGGTGAAGTTCGTCACATCACCAAAAGCGAAATGGTTTACCACAATACGGTTGTACGGTTCAGCCGTACCCGTGAACTCAATCTCCATCTTGTCAAGGTCATCAAAGTCATGGAGGATGACCATGTTCTTCTCAATGGTTTCCGTCACGGTGTACTCGTCCACCAGATTTCCCGTGTTGTAGGTTCTAATCACAATCCCGGAAGGAAGCGCATGACCAAATTCAAGCTTGATGCCGTAGTACATGCAGATAGCTTCCTGAGTGATAGTCAGAACAGGGTTGGTAGTGAATTTACCCGCTCCGTCAGACTGCACCTTAGATACATAGCCAGTGTTGACTTTTGCGTTCCCGGTATTGCGGGGCAGGAAGAACATACCGCCATCTACCACGGTATAGCCTGTAGCGAAACTTGCGTATTCGCCCTTGCCGTCCGTGTTCAGAACATTCGCCACATTCGAGTACGGGGCTTCACCATTGCTGCTGATAGTAGCCAGAGGGTTGAAGTTGGACTTAATCTGAATAAGTCCCTCTCTGGACTGGGATAGAACGCAGCGGCAGGCATTGGCGATAATCTGTAGTGCTTCCTTATGCTTCACTCGCGGCAGCGGGTTCTTCGTGTACAGGGATTTCAGACGCGGGTCAATGTAATACTCCGTCAGTCCTGCTTCATTCAGAATTTCCACCGCAAGGTCAAAATAGGTTTTACCGTCAGGGTCATACAGACCCTTGTAATACTCCGTATCCATACTGCGGAACACGTCTTGACAGCGGATAGTGGCAGTGTAGTCATCAGACTCCCACTCCGAACAGATAAGGTGATTGCCCTTAATCCATTCGATTTCACCACCCGGTATCTGGTATCCGTAATACACATCCATCTCCTGACCTGTTTCCAGGAAGTTGATAGCGGAACTCGGATTGTCCACGTTGAAATACTTATCGTAGTTCTTGAGGGTCACGGAGAAATCAATCTGGGGAATATCCGCTCCGATAGGGGATACATAGCTTTCCAGTGTGGAACCCATAACGGAGTCATTGTAGTAAACCAGACCGTAACCAAAGCGGATAGAGTAGATACGCAGTCTGCTCTGGGTATTCTTCATCCTGTAGAACGTCAGCGTCAGTTTGGAAGTGTTTGCGAACACTTCTTCCGTAGTAAATTCCTGCTGGTCATTATCACGGAACTCTACTACCTGTCCCTGGTCACTCGCAATGTCAAAGTCCACCGGGTAGTTCTCACCGAAATTGATTGTGATACCCTTGAAATCCGTAGGTATCATGTTCAGGTTGATGGTCAGCGAAAATGCGCCATCAGAAATCAGGTTCTTACTGGTAATACCCGTATCGTAGTAGCCGCCAATCGCCTTATCGCTTCGGGGAAGGAAGAACATGGAACCGTCTACCCGCGTGAAGTTTTCCTCAAGCGTTGCATAGGTTGTACTATCCGTCCTTTCCCCAAAGATGTTGTTGACGTTGGTGAACTTAGAGAAGTCACCATTTTCAATACGGGCTTTCGCCTGTGCTTCCTGATTGATAAGTCCGAAAGATAGCATGATGTACCCTCGTTCACGGAGAGTCTGTTTCATGCTTGCCTTATAAGCGTCAGATACTTTTTGCATGTCATCACTCTCCCACGTCAATCAGGTTCACACGGCAGTTACGGTAATGAGTGGGCAAGCCGCTGTCATCTACGTAGTAGGGTTCGGCAGTTCGGTCACCAGGGTACATCTTGAGAGTGATGAACTGGTTGGTAACCGGGTCTGGGAACGTGACGTAGACAAAGAAGTTAGAGAGGATACTTAATATCCTGCTCCATTGCTCCGCAGTCAGCCACGCCCACTCAAGTTCATTCAGCTTATACTGGTCACGTCCGATACGCTGACCAACTACCGTACCATTCGCATCACGTCCAGCGTCTACGATTGTGGTAACGATAGGGGCTACACCACGCTTCGGGGACGGTAATTCGTACCCGTTGATTGCCAGATATGCCATTGTTCCGTCCTCCTTTTACTTAGTGAATTTGAACCCGTCAGCTTTCTCCTGGGTAACAACCGCATCCTTGATGGTCTTGTTGCCAATCTGGACAATGGTTTCCTTGTTGACCAGTCGCATAAGCAGGTCATTTTGCTCACGCAGAAGTTCATTCTGCCTTGCAGTAGCTTCATATACGCCCTCACGTACTCCGTCCTTAATCTGGTCAGCCGTAGCAGCACCAGAGAACTCCATGCTCACACGGTTGCCCACTGCGTCTACCCAGTCATTCACGCCTGCAACTGCGTATGCTTCGCGGGTATTCATTCCCTGATAGAGAGTGTTTGCCGTCATAAGCATTGCAGAGATTGTGGCGTTAGTACAGGTAGTCAAATGAGCATTGATAGCGTTCCAGTACCCGGCGAACTGTGCCATACCGTCCATAATGGAACGGTGCATAATCTGTCCCAACTGGGACTTGTTCAGCACTTCGGTTCTACCATTTACATGACCAACCAGTTCCGCGCCAGCTTCGCCAGCAACGAACATACTACCGTGTGCGTTCAGTGTACCGCCTGCATACTTCGGCACGTTGCCCCACATTTCAGTGAGGTTTCCGTTAATAGCACCGCCAGACTTAAACGCCTTAACGCCACCATTCGCACCAACGATACCGCCGTTTGCCAGTCCAAAGAAGGACTTGATGGAACTCCAACCGCTCTTGAACAGAGAGATACCAACCGATACGGAAGTACCAATCCAAGAGGACAGGCTACTCCAACCGCTCTTGAACAGAGAGATACCTACGGACACTGTGCTACAGTTAATCCAGTTTTTAACGGAAGTCCAGCCAGACTTCGCAAGGGAAATCAACTGGGAAATTACAGGCAGGTTGCCAATCCAGTTTTTGACTGTAGTCCAGCCACTCTTTGCAAGGCTAATTGCCTGACTCAAGGTAGGAATGTTACCAATCCATCCCTTGACGGTTGTCCATCCGCTCTTAATCAGACTGATACCCTGGTTGAGAACCGGGATGTTACCAATCCAACCCTTGACGGTCACCCAGCCAGATTTAATGAGGGAGATACCCTGACTCAAAACTGGAATGTTACCCACCCAGTTCTTGACAGTAGTCCAACCCTGCTTAATCAAGCTGATTGCCTGGTTGAGCGTAGGGATATTACCTACCCAGTTTTTCACAGTAGTCCACCCGGACTTAATCAGGCTGATACTTTGGGACAAGGTAGGAATGTTACCAATCCATCCCTTGACGGTTGTCCAGCCTTGCTTGATAAGAGAGATTGCCTGGTTCAGTGTCGGAATGTTACCCACCCAGTTCTTGACAGTAGTCCAACCGCTCTTGATAAGAGAGATTGCCTGACTGATAACCGGGAGTCTGCCAATCCAGTTTTTCACCGTAGTCCAGCCCTGCTTCACCAGCGCAATAGTCTGGTTGAGCGTAGGCAGGTTTCCAATCCAATTCTTGACTGTAGACCAGCCAGACTTGATAAGGGATACCGCCTGAGATACTACAGGGATATTTCCAATCCACTTCTTAACAGTAGTCCAGCCCTGCTTCACAAGGCTTACAGCAGCGGAAAGACTTACGCCGTTTTCCGATACGCCGTCCCACCAACTGCACACATCATCCCACCAGTCAGACGCAGTGTTCTTCACACCTACAAAAAACTCTGCAAGTGGACTGTCACCAAACGCCGTGACAAGGGGCTGAACAATATTGGTATTGACCCACTCACCAATAGCCTTGAACGGGGCAAGGATGCCATTCAGTAGACCCTGAATAATGTCACCGCCGATTTCAGCCATAACCGTAGACGGGCTATGAATACCAAACAGGTCTTTGAACCAGGTTACAAACGGGTCAACGATATTGGTCTTAATCCATTCGCCGGGGTCAGCAAAGAACTCCGTAATACCAGAACACAGACCGTCCCAGAGGTCTTTACCAACCTGCTTAATGTCAGCCCATACGTCCTCACCCAGAAGGGCATTACAGAACGGGTCAACCATGTTGGTTACAACCCAGGAACCAATGTCTACCAGACCCTCACCAATCCACTTCAAGAGGTTGGAACCAGTTTCTTTCCAGTTCTGACCCTTGATTTCCGTATCCCACCAGGTCTTAATGTCAGTACCAATACCGCCAAAGAACCCGCCCAGGAATTGCACACAAGAGCGGATTGCCGTTCCAAGTGCTGTGAATAGGCTTCGTGCTACGCCAGACCAATCAATGTTGGAAATAACGTCCTTGATACTCTGCCAGACAAAGCTACCCAGTTCAGACCAGTCATACTTGTTGAACCACTTAGTTGCTTCATCGAACATGCCAATGACCAAATCGCTGAAACTACGCGCCAGCAGACCCCAGTCCAGACCTGTAATACCTCCGATAATGAAATCGGGAAGAATAGTTACGCCCTTCGTAATCAGTCTACCTACGTACTCCCAATCAATCTGACCTACCGCACCGTTGATAAATTCAGCCAGCTTCGTACCAATATTGGTAAAATCAACTGTGTCAAGGAACCAGTAGAGCGTCTGGATTGCACCGTTCAGACCGTAGCCTAACTTCTCACCCAGACCGAACCAGTCAACCATGTTGACCATCTCATTGACCTTCTCACCCAGGAGCGTACCCAGGGTTTTCCAGTCTGCGTTGTCAAACGCTTCCTTGAGTCGGTCAGCGAAATCACTAACATTACTGTCAATGGGAAGTTCTTCAAACATGGAACCGTAGTCGGCTCCACCACCGCCACCACCGCCACTGGAACTGTCATTCTCCATAATCATGTTCAGTTCATCAATGCCTGTAGTGGCGTTTTTGATTTCCTTCGCTGCATCCGCAGCCGCGCCACCAGCACCAGACAGTGCTTCACCGTAGGAAGTTGCAGACTTCTTCGCCGCCGTAAAAGTGGACGCACCAGAGAGTCTTGCAACCAACATGTTAATGTAGTTCAACAGGGTTGCGATTTTTCCAATCACAAAATCAATAGCCGGGGCAAGTGCGTTGATAATAGGTGCAGACATAGCACCCAGACTATTCTTGAGGTACTGCGCGTTTGTAGCCAGACTATTCATACTCGTTGCGAACTGACCGCCCATGATGTTGCTGTACTGGTAGAGGTTGTTGATACCCTCCTTAAAAGCCTTAGTCAACTGGGCAAGCGCAAATCGGGCAAGTCGGTACATCGCAATACGCTTCAAGCTGGACATAAATTGCCCCAGTCCTGCGGTATGCTGCTTCATGGCAGACGCGAACTTCGCGCCAAGATTTTTAGGAATACCGATAGTCTTTTGCATCAGGCTCTTTGCAGCAGAACCCGCGCTCCGCAGACCCTTAGTGAGTCTTTGCAAAACTCCAACGCCTGTAGAGAACCCCTTAGAGAACACACCGCCAATGCCGTTCAGCACACGCTTGAGCATATTGACACGCTCCGTAGCCTGACCAACGGTCTGACTGACTTCCTGTGTCTGGCTGACTGCCTGTTCCATACCGCTTGTGGCGGGAGTAACGCCTGCATCCGTTCCCGTAGTAATCGTATCCGGGACAATGTTCTTCGGCACACTCACCTTCGGGATTTTCACATTACCAATCTCTTGCAGGTCACGCAGGGCTTTACCCAAGTCCTCAACGCGCTCTACATCAGACAATGTAATGTCTTTCAGTGCTGCACCAATGCTGCTGATACGTTTCGCAACGGTACTGGGAATATTCACGTCATTCATATCTTTCAGGGCAGTACCCAGACTTACAATCTTGTCAGACTTGAGTCCGTTCACCGCAGTAGTCAGCCGCTCAAGCTGCTTTACGGAAGAACCCAGACCCAGACCGCCCTTGAGTGCCTTTTTCAAGCTACCCAGACTTTCAGTCAAAGCGTCTATACCCTTAACGCTTTCCTCTGCTTTCGTTTCAATTTGAAACTCAAGACCTTCCATCTCAATCCCCATTGTCAACTTCCCCTCCTTCCTTTAATTTTTGTTCAAAGCGTTTGTTGAAAGCATCCACCATGCGCTTCATGGCTTCCTTACCATTTTCAAGCATCTGCTTCTTCTTACGTTCATCATGCTCCCGGCTACCAGTAGCGGTAATTGGAACAGGTTCGGAACGGAAGGGGAAGGGCTTACCCTTCTTACTAAGCGGGTTAAATACTGGGGACGCATCTATCAACGCTTCGTAGATATATACGGCTTGTAGCCACAGTTCGGTGTTCTTTTGTTCCCTACGCAGTTCATCAGCCTTACGGTAATACTTCACCATGTCAGCAGCCCCATCCCAGTAATCGTGATAGGACATGCCAAGACTCATGTAGTAACCGCACAGTTCCTCAAACTTCTCACCTAACTTTTCTTCGTAACGTGAAATAGGGGACGGACGGCTTGTGCCGCCGCCCCCATAGTCATCCGCAGACGGCAAACCCGTTACCAGCTTGCCATCCAATCCACGTTTTTTGCAGAGTCCTCAGGTTCCTGCATGAGGGACGCGATAGGCTCGTTGTACATCTCTGCCAGCTTCTCAATAAGCTTGTCCTTATTGGGCATGTTGGCGTAAATGTCATCAATCACGTCCTGCTTTACAAACCTATGGTGTGCCTTGAAAGCACCTGCGAAAAGCGCGGGGAGAAGGGTCATAGGACGGTCATCAATGTTTCTTGCGACAAACCCTTCATCCTCCATCTGCTTGATTGTTCTCCGGGTAAATTCCAGAGTGTAGTCCTTACCTTCGTAAGTAAAGTTAATCTGCTTAGCCATTGCTTAAATCCTCCAATTCTTGAAATTGAGTGCGCCCAGCGGCTTACTCATACTTGATGACAGTAGAAGGGGCAATCATAATGCCCATGCCGCGAACCTCGTTCACGCCACCGCCAGTGACACGGACGGAAAGCTGACCAGTGAAGGAGAACTTACCCTCACTACCAGTAGGAGTCACAGTGCCGTCAGCCTGTTCCTCACCGCCGAACCAGACAGCGTAGCCCTCATACTTGCGCTCAAGTTCCTTGAGGGCAAGATAGCCAGTGTGGTCATAGTTGGTGTTGAAGTTCAGACCCTCGTTACCCTGGATACCCATGATGAAGGTCTGCATACGGTCAGACAGAGTGGTAGTTTCCAGCATCTCAGGGTCAGTACCCAGGTCAGGGAACTCCGTAATGTCAACCAGCTTCTCATACTGTTCAGCGTCAGCCTTCTTGTGCATCAGGAAAGTCATATAAGTGCTTGTAGCAGCCATTGTCTTTTACCTCCTATAAAAATGTGTTCCATCAGTGGCTACCCTGTACCGGGCAACCAACCTGTAGATTGTTGCATCCTCCATGTTCGGGACTGGGGTCAATGCCAATCGCTTAAAGTTCATGGCGAACAGAGTTTTATCAATCTCATTCATGATGGTCTTGCACTCTGTTTTCTTACCCTCTGCCTTATTGGAGTACACGTTTACTTCAAACATGACCTGTGCCATTTCAGCACTCCCGGTCATACGTCCAGAAATTACCGCGTTATCACTCTGGGTGATACTCACGTGAGGAAAACTGGAAGGGGCTTTCACGTAGTCACCCGCAATATCAATGCCGGGGAACTTCTCACGTAAGACGGTTGCAACGCGGGTATAAACCTCGTTTTCGCAGTCAATCATACGTACACCCTCCTTGCGATTTCCTCAAATTTTTCTTCCAATTCACGGACTGTCTGATACATACTCATGTTGGCAGGGTTACCGTAGGTGTGAACTTCCCCGGCATGTTTACCCTCTGTGATAACCTCACCGTGGCTTCCGGGTTCACCCGTGTAACGCCAACCCTTTTCCAATCTACCAAGTTTGTATCCGTACTCTCCGCGAACCATACCGTGTTTGCCAGCTTCCGGGTGATTGTCGGGATACTTCACGCCTGTACCAAACTCAATAAAGAGCGTTGCACCGCCAACCGCAACCACAGCAACCTTATACTCTCCGCGTTCTTCAACGGAACACTTCACGTCATTAGTGCCATCGTAGACGGCTTGACCGAACTTTGCATTTGCAATCTCAGCACCTTCATCAGCCAGTGCTTGCAGGAACTCTTTGGTCTTAGTGGTCAACCACTTCTTATAGTCCTCAAGTTCCCTTATTGCCTGGTCAATGCCTGCGCTGGTGAGTTTGACTTTAATCACGCGCTTCTTCACGATACCTTCACCTTACTTACTGCATACGATATGGCGTTCAGGGACTTTGCTACCCGGCGCACCGTGTAGTCATAAGTCGGTTTCCCATCTTTGAACTCAGGCTCCTTGTCGATGAACAAGACCGTATTTTCATCAATGGGGCAGTCCATATCATCAGTAATCAATACCTTGTCATAGGACTCCAAATTGCCAAACATCTCCACCTGCGCGTACCCCGTTGCCGGGGACACACTGCACATCAATTTGACGGGTTCAGCATACCCAACGCCGTATTCACCTGTTTCATATCCGTTAGCATCCAGCAAAGCTTTCCGCTCCTGATACAGGCAGTAGTGAACGGGGGTCAGGTTTCGTTTCATCAGCTTCATGTCAGCACCCCCACCATCGGGGTAATGCGCCGCAGCAAGGTAGGGGGAATATCGCCATCCTCATAGGAGCGGGACACACCATTTTCACTGTGCGCCGTTTCACCCTCCGCGCCGCGCTTGTTAAGCATGTACGCCGCAATCTCAACCTGCACCGTATGGTAGGGAGTCGGCACTTCCTCCGCTCCCGTCCCATACGGGTATGCTTTTGTCACTACTACATTTTTAGCCAGGGTGAGGTAGGTAGACAGCACGTCATTATCCGTTTCACCCGTCATGCTTTTCAGCATTGTCAGCTTTTCAGCATCAGTCATGTTGTCCACCCTCCTTCCTTAGTTACGCACCTGCGCCGGGAAACTCAGCAGCGTTAGCCACGTAAACGCTACGGCTGTAAGTAGGCTTCTCAAAGGCAGTGGAAATGCCAGTGAACTTACCGTGATACCATTCGGGACCGTGGTCAAGACCAATCTGACCGAACAGCTGATACTTCTCACCTGCGCCAGTCTTAGCAAGCTGCTCCAGGAAGAAGTTGCCCTTGCCGGGAACAGGCTGATACACAGGAGCGATAACGTCCAGGTTCAGAAGCAGCGCAGTACCAGCAGGCAGGCACTCACCCAGATGCAGGTAGACAACGCCCAGAGGGGTAATCACGCTGGACAGTGCGATACCGTTAATCTCACGGGCAGCGGGAACCACAGTCAGACCATTCTGAACAGCGTCAGCGTTAATCTGGAACAGAGTGACCGCATCGCACCACAGGCACAGACCGTCAGTAGGAGCATTGGCACCATAAATCTTCTTCATCATGTCAGCAATGTCCCACAGACCCAGGGGCTTGCTGCCCATCGCAGTGACATTGGAAGTGATAGCGGGAACCAGACCACGGGTCTTGTTGGCTTCACTGTCCTTAGTAGCCTTATGGAACTCACCATTGATGAAGGTGTACTCAATGTCGCGGTTCACCTTCTGGATTTTAGCCGCAACCTGGAAGTCCAGTTCGTTCATGGGATTAGCCTGCTGGTTCTCAATGTTGATACCAGACAGAGTACCCATGTTAGACTGCTTCGCATAGGAAATGCCCACGGACTCCATGAAAATCTGGGTCACGTTGGTTTTCTGCTCACGGGTCACAACGGACGCGTCAGGAGCAGTCAGAGAAGCGGTTTCACTGATTGCAGGCTGAGAACCGTCACCGCCAGAAGTGTACTCCTGACCAGTAACGAACTCTACATGGTTCGTGGTTTTCGCCTTACTACCAATGATGGAAGAAAGCGGGGTACGCACGTTACCCTTGTTGAACAGCATACCGCTATAATTCAGTACGCCGAAACTGGTTGCAAAAACGTCAGCCATTTTGAATTACCTCCAAATCTTATTCTTTGCCTGCATCATCAGCCGTGTCCTGGGCTTGCAGGCGGGTATAGTATGCGGCAGCGGTAAAGTCACCGTTTGCCTGTGCTTCGGAAATCTTCTTCGCGTAATCCATACCGCCAGTTTCAGAACCCGCAGCAGGACGGGGAGTCTTACGCATCTGGTCAGCCTGGATAATCTTCTTCTGGGCTTCAAGGTATTTGGACTGATTTGCCATAACCTTATCCATGTCACCATCCACCATAGCGGCAGCGGTTTCATCAGCCAGCTTTTCATCATAGCCCATTGCCAGCAGCTTACCCTTGCTTTCAGACAGGGCAATGGAACGCTTCAACTCGCCATTCTCTTTGACAAGCTTCTCATGTTCCTCCTTCTGGGCAGCGGCAGCGGCTTCATCATCGGACTGCTTGCTTCTAAGCTGCTTCTTAAACTCTGCGGCTTCGGAATTAGCCTTAGACAGCGCGGCTTTCAGCCTGTTTACCTCCGCAGTGTTACCGTTACCTACGGCTTCCAGCGCGGTAGAGATTTCTTCTTCGGTCATGCCCTCCTTGTAGGCACTACCCAGCAAATCACTCAAATAACTCATTTCAAAGTCCTCCTTGCGTTTTAAGGTGTTCCCTCACCATGTTTTTCTGTTTTATCCTCTTGTCTTGAGTTTGCGTTTTTGATAAGCCAGTTTCCCTACTGGCATGGAAAGCGGTTACCCGCTATACATCAAGTGTCAGTCGCACGATACATCGGCAGTTCACATTGTTTTCCGCTTTTGTAAACCCACCAGGATATGCAGCGTGGTCACCATCAAAGGTGAAAAATTCTTCTTCCAGCGGAACGGATACGCCCTCAAGATAGCTGTGTGTTTCCCGGACTGCATCATCTCTAACGGTAATCCAATCCTTGTTTACACCAAAGCTTCCATTTTCAACGTAGTCCTCACCGCCGTCATATACGGCAGCGTTGTAGACTCTATGGAACTCAGACTCAGCCAGTGTTTTCAAACCGCCTAAATCGTTGTTCAGCACATGGTCTGCAACTCTGTCCTCAAAGGTCTTGCCGTCAATGACAAGGTAGATAGCCGCTTCCATCAGGTCAATGTCCACGCTCATTTCATGGTCAAGCATGACAGAAGCACTCTCAATCCCCATCGTGTAGGCATTTATCAGAAAAGAGAGAAAGTCATCCGCAATCTGATTGACTCTTGCGGAAATGTCCTCACCCGTTGCGCTGTAGTAGCTTGTGGACGTGAGGACGTTCAGTTCGTCCAGTGCCAGAGTGTATCTGGAAACTACTTCATCCATTGTTCTTTCCTCTAAAGAAAAATGGGACTATGAGCGTGTTATTCGCTCACAGTCCCATTGGACTTGCCCTGAACCTCTGTCCCGGCTTCCTTCATTTTCAGTTTTCGTCTGACCTCAACAATGGCAACCTTGCCCTGTTCAATCAGCACTTCCACTCTGCTTCCGTGTTTGAGCAGGGTTTCCATCTGCTCCACCATCTCCCGTGTGATTGTCGGAGTCATCGTCATTCTCTCCCTTCATTGCGTTTTGCTTCTCAAATAACTCCTGCGCTTTCTTCTCTTGTTCCTCCACATACTCCTGACTCACTGTATAAGCCAGGTCGGAGTCTACGAACAAACCGCAGTGTTCAAATGCAAGGCGCGGATGGATTTTCGTGTTCTTCAACATCAGGTCAAGCACCTGCGCCTTTTGCAGAATATTTTCATAGTTGCGGCGGGTAAAGCGGATTTCAATGTTATGCACCTTCAAATCCATACCCGTCAGGGTGTGACAGATATTGAGTATCAGTTTCAGGAACCGTCTTTCGGACTTCTTAAACATCAACTCACTGTCTTTCGCTCTTGCTTCCGCAGCAGACCAGCCATCACGCATGATGACCGCAGACCCGGTATCGCTGGTAGAAGAACCGCCGTTGCGGTTCGGCATACCACAGATAGTCAACACTGTCTGATACATGTGGTCAACCAACGTCTGTGTTTCACCCTGACTCAAGTTGCTTACAAGGTAGGATACTTCGGCTTTCAACTGCGGGTCAATGTCCCGGAACTTGATAGCACCTTCCTCACGCAACTTCTTGTAGTCCTCACTGGAAATGTCTACGTTATGGAAAAGCATGAGTGCCTGGATGAACTGCTCCACACCGTCCAGTCTATTACTGTCAGTGGTGTTGATTGCATCCAGCAGGGGAATAACCAACTCAAACGCACCGATACGGGCAAGGTTGAGCGGGTATTCGATAATCGGAATGTCCCCCAGAATATGAGGGGCAGCGGCTACAACTTTGGACTCTACGATTTCAAAGTATTCGTAGCGGGAGTAGCAGGAGTAGTGAACCACTCCGTTTTCATCCACTACATACTTCACGCCCAGGATAGGCTTGTTACCCAATCCATTGTTGTAAACCACAAATGTATTGCGGGGGTCAAGGGTGTAAACCTCAAACGGGGAGTCATCCTCAAACCCATCTTCATCAGGAAGAACCATTCTGTAAGAAGTACCGCAGATATGGAACCAGTCAGCCAGTTCCTTATCCTTCGCAGGCTTTTCCTCTGCGAATACATATTCGTTAAGCTGATTGATAGCATCAGCCAGGTTCTCACCGTTGCCACGGGATACATACTGCAAAGGTTCACCCATAAGGTAACCAGACTTGAAGGATACAATCTCATTCGCCCGGTTCTCAACAATCGTGTTGCAGATTTCAGGACGAACCTGCTTCTCACGGTTCAGAACGGGCTGTCTGCCCTTGTAGTAGTTCCAAAGGTACTCAATCTCAGACCTATTCTTCCAATGATAGGGAAGTGCCTTACGTAGAATACTCACTACGTTTCCAATGGTGACTTCCGTTTCATCACTTTTGATAACACGTCTACCGTGTAGTGCCATAGCCACGTAGATAACCTCCCTCCACTGTATTTAGGCATAGACCTACCTACGGATATTATACAACTCTCCAATCCTTTTGTCAAGATATGTTGTACTAATAGCATTGAAGAATTTTTAGCAAAATCTCTTGAATACTTCAACTTTTGCACCCACCAGACCACGTAATTCATTCTCAAGCAGGGATAAAGAGTCAGGAGCGTCATCATGGGGAACCTTACCGCTTCGGGTATAGGTAATGACCTGCTTCATAAATTCTGCATACGGACTGTTCCGGGCATATAGGGACGCATCCTTGAAGTAGAAATTCTTGAGGATGGTATCAGACGCAAACTCAATACGGGTCTGCTTATTACTGATAGTACGCTTCGTGCGGATATTACAAGTGTACTTCCTGTCCTCAAGCATCTTCGCCACGTCACGGGCAAAGTAGGAACCTGCGTTGTTACTCTCAAAGGTACAGGCTACAACCTTGTTATCAATGAGGGCTTTCGCACATTCGGGCTTCGTGGTTTCAGGCGGGGAGTCATCGAACACAACGTCAATGATGTAGACTTCCTCACCGTACACCGCAGCGATAGGCATAGCGCAGTAGTCCTCACCCTTATCCGCAGTATCGCAGACCGCAATGATACTGTCAGGGTCACGGTCAGCAGGCAGTTCAAAGTAGCGGTTCAGACTCTTTTCCGGGAACAGAACGCCCTTCGCTTCAAAAGGTTGCTGCTGGAACTCAGACTCCCACTGCTCCGCAGACAACATCTCGCGCTGGTCACGGAAATACTGCGTGGTGAATACCTTCTTACCCTCACGGATGTACTCAAAGTTACTTTCATCGGTAACCGGGTCAAGGGCAGGAGTTTCAATGACCTTCATGCGCTTACCCTGCTTACGCATTTCCTCCTGCAAGTGACCGATAGGGTCATACAGGGAGTAACGCGTACCACAGATAACGATAGGCGTACCCTCAATGGCACGTCCGATAATATCACCAGAGATGACTTCCCACTTGTCATCAAGCCGCTGTCTGTTCTTTGCTTCCTCACGTCCTTCTACGCAGTCATCCAGATAAAGCAGATTGGTTGCTTCGGACAGACCTACCTGACGTGCGTCAATAGAACGGCACATGATGGTAGGAAAACGGGACTTGTGGAGCAAGTTGACAATCTTCGTATCGGCATTGGTCTGGACAAGCTTGCTCTCCGGGAAAATGTCATAGAAGTGGTAGTCATTGGGAGTCTGCAAATATTCCAGACAGCCCAGATAGAAGGACTTTACAAGGTCATCACCCGTACCTTCCATGAGCGTAGACCTGTCAGGGTACTTGCCAGAAAGCATGTTGGTGAAGTTGATACCCAACTGGGATTTACCGCCACGCTTCGGCATGGAAATGGAGAGGAAGTCCAGCTTACCTTCCAGCACTTCCTGGTACGCATCCACATACCGCTTGAGGTAGTGGCGGCGGGGCTGATAGAACTTCTTGTCAAGAGGTCTACCGAACTCAACCGCTTGCAGGTAGTCATCAAAATAATGCGGCGCACTGAAAATCAGAGAACGGAAAAGCAGGTCATTCAACCGCTCCGCAGCAAGGAAGTCATTGCGCTCTACTGCGGCTTTCAGTGCATAGGCAATCGCAGGGCGCATCCCGTGGTTCCACGCGTGGGCTACCTCAAAATCTATCTTCTCATATTCCCTGCACAAATCCAGCAGGTCATTGAGAGGTTCGTAATCAAAAGGACGGGACTGGATAGCCTTGTCAATACGTCCTTTCAGCTTCAAATAATCCATAGTCATACCTCCATATAGAAAACGGGACTGCCCCGAAAGACAGTCCCATTGGACATACCGCAAACTCCATCACGGTTTAATATTGCCATGTAGGGTGACACATCAGGTATCTACCCCATTTCACTTTAGGCGTTCTTTGTCTGAATATCTTGCAGAGTATCCAGAGTGCCAGGGTCAGCGTAAGCATCGCCGCATCCCAGATTGGTACAAATCCTACCAGCGCAGCGCATTTCATAAAGAACAAACCTCCACGCCAGAGGGAACGGAACAGTTTGCATATCCCTTCAATCATGCAGATAACAGGAAAAAGCAATAGGTCAACAATCATGTCACTCACCTACAGTCCATTCCTGACCAGAGGGAGTGTGTTTTACAACCAATTCACAGTCCATAGCAGACAGCAGTTTCAGAAGGATGTCAACCTTCATCCCGCGTCTGTTCAGAATTTCAGTGATAGCGGACTTACTCTTGTAGCCTGCCTTTTCACCCAAAGTGGTCTGGTTCATATTGACTGCTTTCATTACTGCAAGCAGGACTTCTTTTTCGTTCATCATGGTTCATACCTCCTGTTCATGGTTTCATGATAACACTGTTTCATGAACTTGTCAATAGCCTTTTTATATTTTGCGGATTTTTCAGAATTGCCTGTAGAGCATGTAGAGCATTTTAAGATTTTTGCGTAACTTCTCTTAGAAGAACCCCTACTAAGAAAAAGTATAGACAAAATGCAGATTTACTCTACATGGTCTACACATGAGGGGGTTCAACCAAACTTTTTTTATTTTTGCGGAATTTTCGACACTCACCCGCCCCGGCTGACCCCGCCCCAATTCCCCCACCGCCCCAGGGACGCGCCCAGCCGGGGACGGTTCCCCAGGGACAGCCACGCAGCCAGCCCAGGAGCGGACGCAGCCGGGGACGCTCAAAAAAAGTTCATGATTTCATGAAATTACTATTGACATTTTCATGAGTTCATGGTATCATGAATATGTGAAAAGGACAGGGACGCAGCCCCCGGAAAATGTAGGACGGCTGACCCGCACCAATCAAGAATTTATAAACATGCAGGAGGTATGAATAATGTATAACTATTTGGAAGCTGTCACCGCTGACGTGGTGGAGTACATCAAGAATGAAATCAACCTGGCAGACTATGACAGCCGGGAAGAACTGGAAGAAGCCCTCAATGATGAATTGTGGACGGCTGACAGTGTGACGGGTAACGCGTCCGGGTCTTATTATTGTAACGCCTGGAAAGCGGAAGAAGCCCTCGCGCACAACTGGGATTTACTCGCGGAAGCCCTGACCGAATTTGGGCAGGATGGAACGGACGTATTAAAACAGGGCGCGGAAGCTATGGACGTAACAATCAGATGTTACCTGTTAGGGCAGGCAATAGCGGAAGCCCTGGAAGAACTGGAAGAAGAACTCGCAGCCGTATATGATACGGAAGAATAAACGCCCAGCGGGACGGGCGCACCGTCCCCGCTATAATGCAGCCGTGGACGGTTCCCAGCCCGTGAAAATGCAGAGGATAGCAAAATTATATAGGAGGTTTACACCATGAATAAATACACCTTTACGCACAACGGGCGCACGTTTGAGCGCATCACGAAACGGGAAGCAAGACGGGCATATATTAACGGTCTATCCGTTGTTATTATCCCGTGTAACCTGCGCCCGTTTACACCCTGGCACAATGAAATGACTATTAACCGTAAAGACCGGGCGCATCTGGTAATTGATGAAACTGGGGTTAATAATGATTTCACCAACTATATTAACTCGTTTGAGTATTATAACTGTATCAACTCCGAAACTGGCAAATACACCGCGTTTTATATCCCGGTTCGTACCGTGGACAGGTTCACAGGGGACGCGCCCACGGTTCACACCCTGGGAACGTGTAAAGAGTATGACTATAGTTTTATGAACTGACACACACAGCCCCGGACAGCCTGACAGCCTGCCGGGGTTAATTTTATAGGAGGATGCCCACAGCATGAAAAGAGTATGGACAACGCCCACGGGCGAATATTACACCCTTTACAAGGACATGTTAAAACAGCCGCATTTGCTCATAGCAGGCGCAACGGGCAGCGGTAAAAGCGTGGTTATTAACGGGCTGATATACACCGCCCTACATGATAGCCCCGCCGCCGTGGAGTTTATATTGATAGACCCCAAACGCGTTGAATTGGTGGACTATAAGCCCCTGCCGCATACGCTCATGTATGCCAGTGAACCGGGGGAAATGGTGGAAGCCCTAAAAAAGGCTATGGACATAACAGAAAGCCGCTACAGGGCTATGCAGCGGGACAGGGTAAAGAAATACAGCGGCGGCGCGGTCTACGTGGTTATAGATGAATTAGCGGACTTGATGACCACGAATAAAAGACAGGTGCAGCCGCTCATACAACGGTTATGTCAGATAGGACGCGCCGCAAATGTCCACGTTATAGCCGC